CCCTGACACATCGGGTAATTTAAACAACGCTACTTTATTCGCAGCTACAGACACCTTAGTATCTGTGTTTGTTCCTACTAAGGATTTATACCCGTTTCTTAAAGTTGAATCTGTATAATCTCGTTTCGCCATTTCTATTTATTTAAAATCCGTAATCACTTGAGAAATCATCGCTAAATGAACTTCCTGTTTTATGTTGATTTAATCCTGCTTTGTAGTTTTGTGTCCTTTCGTCTAATGATAATAATTTGTTGTAGATTACTATATCATCAATAAGTCCGTTTAAAGAAGTTCCAATACCATTTTCTAATCCTACATACCAATCAGTTGTGGCTAGTGATGTGGAGGACTCAGAAGATATGTCTTGACTTAATACCTCCGTATTATCAATAAATAATTTAGCACTATCAGACCTATCTATATTATGAAAAGCATAATGCCAATCTCCATCGTTATAGCCCGAAGTTGTATATATTGATGTAACTCCAAATGGTCTTGACCTTATCTTCCCATTTGATAAGTCCATTGTTAAGCCCACTCCCGATGAATTACCTAAAGATGATACTCCAAATAAGAATCCTAAACTCCCTGATTCAACCTTAAACCAAAAACCATAAGAAAAATCACTCGTACCAAAATCTAAGGTATCATCATCAGCCACCTCAGCATAACCACTTCCATCTAAATTTAAACTATGCTCTCTAAGTCGAACAGAGTTACCTAAGATGTCTTGTGATGGGTTGTTAGGGTTTGCTATTAGAGTAATCTCATCCGATACTGGTGTACTCTTAGCCCAATCCATCATACCTAGCTGAGGTATTGTAGCTTGTTGGTCAACGTATGTAGCACCATTTATAGTACCATCGTTTCCTTCTCCTGAACTATCGTAAGCAATCGCACCATCGCCTTCACTTAACGCCCAATATCCTTTTAAATTAGATAAGGCTATGCTAGTAGATGGATTATCCGTAACAAGGTGATTAGGTTTGTTGTAATCGTATGTTACATCGGCTTGAGTCCAAGCTGTATCGTACAACTGAAAATCAGAAACAGTTGCATCGACCATAAATTGACTTGTATCATAACCAGCCATCAATCTACTAAGTTTTAAATTCGTAGCCGATGGAGTAACTTTATCTATATAAACACCATCTAAATAAAGTTTTATATCTGTTCCATCACTTGTAAAGACTAACCTCTTTGCGTTGGTAAAATCAGACTTAAATACATCACAAGAAAATTCAATATAAGTACCATATAAATCTCTATAAAATATATTTCCATCTACTTCAGCTCCAAAATTTAAACCTATACTTTGTTGAGTTGTATCTCCGTATATCCAATCATAAGAACCTCTAGTGTAATTACTTATCCATATAGCAGTAGTCCAAACAGTTCTATTGTTGTTTACATCAGTACCGAAATCAACATAATCATTAACCCCATCAAAGCTAAGTGCCTTTCCTGCGTATAAAGTAGCGTTGTTTAAATTACCCGATGTGTCAGGGGCGAATTGAGTTACTTCTTTTACTGATACGTTGTCAATATAAATACCACCAACACCTGTTTCGCCTATCGTTAAATCATTTGCGTTTGCAGTAAAATAACCCGTAAATGTAGTAAAACTACTTGATAAGGAAGAATTAGTGAAAAACTTAACACCATTATTGCTTATTTTAATATTACCACTTAAATCAGTTTTAGCTTCTATACTGAAATAATAAGTTTTACCTGGTACTAAATTGTTTTGAACTAAAAAAGACGCAGGAGAACTAGCTAAAAATCCTACGCCACCAGTAGTTGTTGCTCCACCAGTTGCAGTCCAACCAAGCCCAGTTCCTGATGCAATAGCAAAATCTCCGTTTACAACTACATTTGCCCCAAGTATATCACTCCTCTCAAAAGGAAGCCACATCTTTAGACCATCAGTAACTATACCAAGTACATTTCGGATTGATCCGATTATATTTTTTATTGTTATTAGCATTAAAGCTATTTAGTATATTAAAATAAAACCTGAACTTGCATCAGTTCCTGTAGCCCAAAGTCTTTTGATTTGAATTGGTAGGAAAGTTCCGTTAGGTACGTTTGTAAACGTAACTTCATTTCCTGATACAGTAGTTACTTTAACACTACCACCTGTACCACAATATAATACTGCTCCAGGTGTTGTAATATCTGAGTCGGCAGGAGTGTGTTCTATTGCTCTTACTCCTTGCTCATATACTCTATTAGTAGGCTCAAAACTCATTTTTGTAAAATTATTCGTTAGTTATTTCTTCTCTTGTTGTACCTTCACCTAATTTATCTAAAGGCATCATATTACTTTGCATATAAACACTTTCACTTGGTCCACCCATTGAGTTCATATCTTCAAAAGCTCTAACCTCATCAGGTGAAATAACACCAATGTTTACAAGTGTTCTATAGTAGTCTGCTCTCGACTTAGAGTCACCTCTTAGAAGGGCAGTTAAATTAAATTTAAAGTATTGTTTACCTTTTTGTTTTACAGGTATTAACTTTTGATTTAAAGCCATCTCAATACGCTTAATCCAAGGTGTGATAGTGTGTACCACAAAGTCGATTTGCTGTGCCTCGATATTAGAGTAAGTGGCGTTACTTAATTCATTCACTAGATGGTTCGGTACTCTAAATAAACGACAAATATCACTAATTTGATATTGTCTAGTCTCTAAGAATTGTGCTTGATTGTTCGGGATTTGTCGTGGAGAGAAGTCCATTCCCTCTTCTAAAATTGCAGTTTTACCTGCGTTAATCGAACCACTATAAGTTTGATTCCAACTAGCTCGTAATCTCTTGGCAGTCTCAGGTTTTAGAGTTCCTGGGTGTTTAAGAATACCACCTACAGATGCTCCGTTCTTAAAAAACGAACCTGCAAATTGTTCTATAGATAAAGATATACCTAAAGATTCTGCTGCACTCTGTATCGGTGATTTACCCATAACTCCATCAGTAGATAATCCCTTAACGTGGATCATATTCTCTGAAGTTACTTTACCAGTAATAGGGTAAGGTATTTGTTCGTTTTGTTCTATTTCATAATAAACTTCTCTACCATCAGGCGATACATAGACACTTACATCATCACATTGGATAGGGATTATTTGAGTAGGTAGACCGCCATTGTTTCTTTCAATGTAAGCAAAGAAATTTCCATCGAGGCAAAGGTCTACTAAAGCTCTTTCAAAAAAACTGAAAGAATTGTAGAGAGGTGAAGGTTGCTCTCCTACTAAAGAGTGAAGTGGATTGTCAGATAAGATATATCTTTTGTTATCTGCATCTTTTTCATATAACGAGATAGGTAGAGAAGCTATTGTTTCAGAAATTACTTTTACGCAGCTCCAAACTGTTGATAGTTGTAAAGCTCGTTCTTTTGAAATTGGTTGGTTAGATGAGTTGCCCATTATTGAAGCGTTCCCATATAAACTCGTGTTGTAAAACCTTTCCTCTTGGTTAGGTTCTACTTGTGGTTTTCTTCTGAAAAAATCTAATATGTTTGCCAAATCCCTAGTGGTTTAATATACCTTATCCATATAGATATATATAAAAAGGGTTTTTGTGAACCTTTTACTTGTATTTTTTTCTAAGATGACCTGTAATTCCTTTGATATACTTGTAGATTTGCCTTGTAGAAACACCCATAACCTTAGCTATATCAGTCACTTTTAGGTTATAAACATACCTTAATTCAACTATTTTCTTCTCTTTTTTAGTAAGTAAGTGCTGTATATCAAGCCAAATCTTGTCAGCTAAAGGATTATATTCTTCCTTGTCGTCAATATCAATGAAAGGTATTTGCTGTCTGTACTTCTTGTGGAATGGTGAAGTACTAGAGAATACTTGGTTAGTGATTATCCTAGCTATATAGAATTTGAAGTAACCTTGTTCGTAGATTGTCTGTACAGACTCATCGCCTTGATTAAGCAAAATTAAGCACACCTCTTGAACTAAGTCATCAACAAGGTAAAGGTTTTTATTGCTCCTAAGAACATTAGTACAAATCTCTCTAATTGAGTTGTACTCCTTTTCTACTATCTCGTTCTTAGATAAAAAATATCTCTTTGTCATCGTAAGCCGAGCCACCTTTATTTTTATTTTCCATAGCCTCAGATAGTGCCATAATACAAGCTACGATACCATCAATCTTTTCGTTACTTTTTGCTTTGTTAGGTTTTACATTACCTGCTGGGTCAAACGTAAGTACCACGTTACTCATCATCCATCTAAGGACAGGATCGCCATTGTGACGAATCTTACCACTAAGAATTAATGTTTCAAATTCTTTAGTTGCAGGTGACATAGTTTTAAATCCTTGACCTACAGGAACGCAAGGACATCCATCTTCTGTCAGGTCGATTATTAGCTGTGACGAGTTCCATCTATCGTATGCAACTATCTGAATATCATAAAGCTCACTTAACTCAACAATCTTTTGCTTTATGTAGTTGTAGTCAGTTACATCTCCAGGAGTATAGATAACATAATCCTCTCTGTGCCACTTATCATAATTTACTTTATCTCTCTCTGACCTTCTTTTAGCGTTCTCTTCAGGTACAAAATTGTAGTTGATTATATCGTAACCACCCTCTTCATCAGGGAACAATAAAGCTAAACAAGTAATATCTCGTGTACTTGCAAGGTCTAATCCTGCAAAACAAGGTTTTCCTCTTAGGTAACTTTTATTTACCTCACCATCACACAGCATCCACTTCTCGTCACTAATCCACTTAGTTTCGTTAGCAACCCATTGATTTAAGTGGAGTCTACGCCAAGTATTCTCAAATGAAGGCTCATTTTTTGCTTTAATAGCTTGTTGGTGCATATACTCTTTAGTCACTATACTTCCGTAACCAGGATTAGCCTTCTTCCAAACCTCTTCGCTAAAAATATCATCTCCTTCATCAGCCTCATAAACAATTCCTAAGAAAGAATCGTCCTCAATAGAACCTTCAATTAATTTTTTAGAATAGTCGTAAAGCTCTCTCGATATGTGGTCTTTCTGATTACCTGCCCCTGCCGTAGTTATTCCTAGCATTAGAGGTTCTTTTCTAGCACCCATAGAGGTAAGTAACACATCGTAAAGGTCACGATTCTTGTGCGAGTGAATCTCATCCAGTAAACAACAAGAGAGGTTTAGTCCGTGCTTGGTGTCTGCATCAGCCGAAATAACTTTGTAGTACGATCCAACCTTATCGTAAGTAATTGAGTCACGATAAGTACCTGCTCTTTTGATAAGGTTAGGCTCTTGTAAAACCATTTGTTTAGCTATCGAGAAACTTAACCTAGCTTGTTCTTTATCTGCGGCAGCCGACACAATCTCAGCTCCTTTCTCTCCATCAGAAAAAAGCATATAGAGTGCTATACCAACCATCATCGTAGTCTTTCCATTCTTACGAGGAATGAAGATAAAGCACTGTCTGAATTTTCTAAGCTTAGTCTTCTTAGACTTCCAACCAAAGATAGCTTCTATGATTTCTATTTGCCAAGGCTCAAGTACAAATGGTTGACCTGCTAACTCCCCCTTAGTGTGTTTACAGAAAGTTTGAATAAAGTCACAAGCTCTCTTCGCTGACTTCTCATCAAAGTAGTATTTAGACTTATCTATTCTGTGAAGATTATTCGCCACCGTTAAAGAAGTTTTCTATTTTAACATCAGGTGTGTTACCTTGATTTTCAATGGCATTTACCTTGGCTCTACTCGAAGGGGTTAGACCAAATTCTTTTAGGAGCTGAAAGACTCTAACAAAAGATTGATTAGCTATTTGTACTTCAGGTCGAATAACAGATTTAGAATTACCTTCCCTAGATGTAACTTCCATAGTCGCACCAAGCTGGTTAACAACTTCTTTAGCTAACTTGTATTCACTATAAGCATCACAAAGTAAAGTTAAAGCTAACTCATCCGCCTGAGTCAGGACAGACATATCGTGAAGTAAATTGCTTAGTTCACTAAATGCCTTTTGTCCATCTTCAGATAACCAAGTTGGTATCGGGGGGATAACGGAAGGTAGCTTCGGTTCGTTTTCATTTAGACGATCCTTGCGAAGTGTACCTCTTTGCTTTTTTAATTCTGTTGGTAGTCTTTTCATAAAGCTAAACAAATATATAAAAATTATTTAAACTATATATATATACTTTATCTTTATCTTTATCTTTAACCCTATCCTTGACCCCTAAGTAGGGGTTTTTTAGAGGTCAAATAAGGGGCTTGTTTGAGGTCAAAGTAACCCCTTTAATTCCAGCAACATATTTTTCATAATACTTTTTAGTCACCTTACCTGTCAGGTATAAAGACTCCATCTTCCAACCGAACATCAATTCGTCAGTTCCCTTAGTCACCAACTTTCTGTAAACACACTAAGGGGGAGTTAGCAGGTCAACCATTTGTACTTGAGCCTTGGCAAATAGAAATCATAGAAGCTATCTTTGGTTG